AACAAATAGTATTTCAAACTACATCATCTGCAGTGAATCAGATAGATATAACAAACGCTGCTACTAGTGCCGCACCATCTATTCAAGCAACAGGTGGAGATTCTAATATAAATTTAAGAGTTGGACCTAAAGGAACAGGTTTAGTTGAAGTTTTAGGTGCAACAAATCCAGGTTCAATTCAACTTAATTGTGAAGCTAACTCTCACGGGATTAAACTCACATCACCTGCTCACAGTGCAGGACAATCGTATGAACTTAAATTTCCTACTGGAAACGTTACAGCAGGGACATTTTTAAAAGTAGCCTCGGTATCTGGTTCAGGAGCATCGGGTGTCGGACAATTATCATTCTCGGCGGCAGGAACCTCTTGGCAAGCAGTTAAAACAACTGGTTTTACAGCTGCTGCAGGTGAAGGATATTTTATAAATACAACAAGTTCAGCATTTACTATGACTCTACCATCTTCACCAAGCATAGGTGATGAGGTTTCATTCATAGATTACGCAGGAACTTTTGATTCTAATAATTTAACAATCGGAAGAAATTCAGAAAAAATACAAGGGGCAGCAGCAGATTTAACTGTGTCCACAGAAAGAGCAGCTAATACTTTAGTGTATACAGACGGAACACAAGGTTGGTTGTTAAAGGTTAAATAATGGCTGAGTACAGAGGAATTTTCGGAGAGGCTGTCCAGTCTCTGGCAAGTAGTACAGGTACGATTGAAGGTCAAATCTGGTACGACAGTTCTAATAATAATTTAAAATTAATAGGGACAACAGCTTCTGCAGCTTTTGCTACTGGAACAGCTTTACCAGCAAATAGACAAAACGCAGGACAGGCAGGAACTCAAACTGCAGCAATAGTAGCTGGAGGTCAATCGCCAAGCGACTATAACAATAATAATAGTTACACATATGACGGGTCCTCTTGGACCGCAACAAATAATTTAGGAACAGCTAGAAGACTTGCAGTTATGATGGGTACCCAACCCGCAGCTCTTTTGGCTGGTTCAGGAACCACTCCACCCACTACTGGTTTAACAGCAACAGAAGAATGGGATGGAACAAACTGGACAACTGGAGGCACTATGGCCACTGGTCGTTATGGAAATTTTAGTGGAGGAACACAGACACAAGCAGTTATTGCTGGAGGATCTGGTCCCTCTCCTGGTTATGATGATACTGAAGAATATAATGGAACATCTTGGACAACCGTAACAAACATGCCAGCTGATCAAGGAAACGGAACATCTGGTGCTGATCTTCAAACTGATATGTATTGTGTTGCTGGGGGTCCTGGAAATAAAACCACATCAGTGGTTTATGATGGAACTAATTGGACATCCGGTGCCTCTTTAAGTGGTGCTGGTAGAAGAGGACAGGGTGGAGCCATGGCTACATCATCTGGCCCAGGATTTGTAACTTGTGGAGAAACTGCAACTGTTAACCCAATAACTACTACTGAAGAATGGAATGGAACTGCGTTTAGTTCTTCAACTGCGTGTCCTACAGCAACAAGAGATCAAGCAAATGGTGACAATGGAACAGGTGCCGCTGGTTTAGTTGTAGGTGGGCATCTAGGACCAGGAATAACAAATAATGTTTTCGAATTTACTGGAAGTGGTATAGTAGAAACAAGAACTATTACAACGAGTTAAAAATTAAGGAGGATAAACTATGGCACATAAAACATATCAATACTGCGTAGCTGAAAACTGGGGTAGAGGTTTCATCACAGCGAATGATTCTAGAAATTTTCAACCTGCAAGTTTCCCTGGTGATGTGTGGAGAGTACCTGCTCATAATCAAGATGCTAACAGATGGATCGCAGGGGTGGCTGGCACTCGTAAGACTTTATCTGAAGCACAAGCGATTGTTGATGCGATCATTACTCAAAGACAAGCTGATTGGGATGCATTACCTGCAGATCAAAAATCACCTACACCTGGTTTTGAAGGTATATCAAGACCTGTAGATATAATATTGGAGGAATAATAAGTGGCAACTTATTACGACATATTTGGACAAAAAGTACAGTATATTTCATCTGACCCTACTAATGTAGTAACAGGTCAGATTTGGTATAACTCTACTAGTAAAACTAGTAAGGTTAGGGGTGTTACAACATCTTCGGCTTGGGCTACTGGTCCAAGTATGAATGATAATAAAGCTGGTAATGGCGCAGGAGATTCACAAGATTCTGCCATAGCATTACAAGGTACTTTAGGAGCAGTTACACAAGTAGAAACATATGATGGAACGTCTTGGACAAATGGACCTAGCTCTAGTAATACTTATGGATCAAGATCAGCTGGTGGAGGATCTACGTCTGCATCTTTAATTGGAGGTTATACAAACTCTCCTTTTACAACTTATAATGCTACTGAAGAATATGATGGATCAAGTTTTTCTACAGGTGGAGCTGCAAACACTCCCAGCTATGCAACTAATACTTGTTATGGAGTAAACAATTCTGCACTAGGGTGGGTAGGAAGAGCACCAACAGGATCTCATAATGAACATTATAATGGTACAGCTTGGACGACAGTAAACCCTTCACCTCCAGCACAGAGACATGGTTATTTAGGTGGGTCTACATCTTCTGCTATAATGGCTTCTGGTTTCGTGCCACCTAATAACACAACAGTAAATTGTTTAGATTGGGATGGTACAAGTTGGACTTCAATAACATCTCTTTCACCAGGAAATGATGGTATCGAAGGTGGTTCTGGCGGTACAAATTCATCAGCAGTCATGGTATATGGTGGAGTTAGAGAACCATCATTAGGTGATATTAATAAAGTAAATTTTTGGAATGGTTCTTCTTGGGCAGCAGAAACTAATTTACCTTCTGCAAGACGAGGCAGTAATGGTGGAACTGCAGTAGTTTATACTGATGCATTGTTATTCGGCAATTCTTCAGCTGTAACACTTGAATTTTCAGCAGCAGGAACGGCAGAAACAAGGACTGTTACAACGAGTTAAAAAATTATGGCAACATACAAAGACATACATGGACAAAATATACCGATCAGAGCCTCTGATCCTAGTAATCCAATTTTAGGAGAGGTTTGGTATAACTCAACTACTAATCTATTTAAAGTAAGAGGTTTTAACACTGGTGGTTGGACATCAGGTCCTAATTTAAATACTGCAACAAGAGCTATGTTTGGAGGAGGAACTCAAACAGCAGCTATTAAATTTGCCGGTGCTAACCCTGGAACAAACTATTCTTCTAATACAGAAGAGTATAATGGGTCAAGTTGGAGTGAGGTAAATAATTCTCCAACTGCTGTAGATCAAGCAAATAGAGGAGACGTTGGACTTCAGACAGCCACGTTTCAAGCAGGAGGTGTAAGTTCTGGTGCTGTTCAAGCTGTTACAGCTAACTATGATGGAACTAATTGGACAAGCAGTGGAGCTCTTTCAAATTCAAGAGGTGAAGGAGCAATGTGGGGAGTGCAAAACTCAGCAGTTCTTACAGGTGGTTATGATGCATTTAGTCCACCCTATTGGACTAACGACACAGAAGAATATAATGGAACAGCTTGGGCATCAGGAACAGCCACACCTTTAAATACAACCGGCTCTGTTGGAGTGGGTCTTTCAGAATCAGCTGGAATGATAATTGGAGGAAGAGAACAACCAAGTAATAGTTATCCTAGTAAAACAGATCAAAAAAGAACATTACAATATAATGGAAGTGCTTGGACAAGTCTAAACGATCAATTGCAAACAAATACCGCAACATCTGCTTTTGGAGATTTAACAGCAGCTGTTATTGCAGGTAATGCATCAGGAGCATTACCTACTACTGCAAGTGAAATATGGGATGGAACTTCTTGGACTTCTGGTCCAACCGTTTCAAATGCACATGGAAATGGTTCTGGAGCAGGGACAGGTTCTGATTCTGGTATGGCTGTTGGTGGTTATATCTCTTCTGCTAATGTAGCAGCAGTTACTTTATGGGATAAGGGAGCAGAAACTCAAACAATCTCATCTTCTTAAGATTGACTTTATATATAGAAAGTATATATTAATCTGTGAAAGGATTTTATGACAGAAAAAAGAAATATAAAAGAACTTGTAGATAAAGAATCAGATAACTTACATAATATTTTAGACTCAAATGATGTTAGTGAGTTTAAGGGTATGGTAGATGAGCTTCGTGACACATGGAACAAGAAACAAATATTTAGAACTGAAACAGAAATGAGATTCTCGGTTTTAAGTGATATGAAATATCCAACCAATGCTGCAAAATATTGGCAGTGTGTTCGAGAACAAAATGTTTATTTAGAACAACTAATGCAACTGTCTTTTGATTACAGAAGGACAGAGGTTAAATTAAAAAGATTAAAACAAAAATTAGAAGATGAAACAGATGAATTAAAAAAAGAACTTATTAAAATTGATATTGATGAAAAAACATTTTCTAAAGCAAATATGCAATTAACCGCTAAAGATCGAATGAGAGAAATTAGATTATGGTCTAAGCTTAAAAATGAAACTGATGATGGGACATTTGATAAACAAGATGTTAACAAACACCAATTAGAATCTTATCATAAAATAATGATTAATAGAAAAAATACTTTGACTCCTGGTTCTACTCAACCAGAAGTGTTTAACGTGCTTGGTCAATTAGAGACTATAGAAAGAATTAAAAAAGAAAGGGGACAACTTGAAGGTGCCGAAAGAAAAAGTATTTCTTCGCAACAAGAACTTGGAGCTAAATCCAAGTAATCAAAGGCGAACTAATATTTATAAAAAAATAAAGACCCATATTGAAAAAACTGGATATATAATTAATCCACTATTGGTTGTTGAAAATAATGGTAGATATGAGATTGTTTATGGGAACAATAGATATCTATCTGGATTAGAGTTAGGTTTTAAAGAATTTCCTATTCGTATATTAAAAGACGCTGAAGTTAAAACTATAAGAGAGGCAGCTAAAGACTATAAAGAAGTTAATTTAGATGAAATTTAAATTTGTATTTTTTGGTCAATCAGTTTTAAAATATCAAATTCCTTTTGATATGTATATATCAATAAATCAAATTTATGAAAAAAATTTTCACAAATTAAAACCTGCTAATAAACAATTGGTTGGTAAAATTAAAAATGAACATAGTTTATTTTATAATGGAGAGGATCAAACAAAAATGCAGAGGCATACTTTATTACCATTAAATATTTTAAATTGGTTTGAAAAATGTTACAGACATTATTTAGACTGGAATAAAGTAAAAGGCTATCAAATACATTTAAATTCTATTTGGGTAAATGAAATGAAAGAACATGAATATAATCCAGTTCACGTGCATCAAGGTAATTTGCACACTGGTTTATCTAGTGTAATGATTTTAAAATTACCTAAAAGTTTTGGTGTTGAATACTCTTCAGAAGATCACCCACAAAACGGAAAACTACAAATACTGGGCACAGCATCTGGTCAATTTGCAAATGTTGATTATGAACCACAAGTAGTTATAGGAGATTTTTTTGTATTTCCATATGACATGAGACATTGCGTTTATCCTTTTAATGGACCAGGTTATAGAAGAACGTTAGCTGCAAACTGTGATGTAGATTATAATCCCATAACAAATAGAGGAGTAAGTTAATGTACGAAAATAAAATAATATTAGAACCAAAATGGAAAAGTTGGATTATTGAAACCAATACCCCACTTCTTACACCTGAACAATGTAGACTAGTTATTGATTGTGGGAGAAGACAACCACCACAAAAAGCGCAAGTTGGTATGAACACACCGGATGGTGGAGTAGATACTAGAAAAAGATTAACTACAATTTCTTGGATACCTTTTAAAGAAATGCCACAGTTGTATGATACGTTAGATACGTTTATACAAAAAGCAAATTTAAATCATTTTGGTTTTGATAATGTAAGAATTACAGAACAAGCTCAATTTACAGAATATCCAGAAGGTGGATTTTATGATTGGCATATGGATAGTGATGTTTTAGGTCTGCATCAGCCACCGGTTAGAAAAATATCAATGACTTTATTATTAAATGACCCGTCAGAATTTGAAGGAGGACATTTAGAAATAATGAATCCTGGTCGATATAAAGAAATAAAACAAGGTCATGCAATTTGTTTTGCATCATTTTTAAATCATAGGGTTAATAAAGTAACTCGTGGGGTTAGACAATCTCTTGTTGTTTGGTTTGGAGGCACACCATTTAAATGATTAAAGAATATTTTTTTCCGACAACTGTATATGGTAAAGATGTAAAGCTAGATAATGCATTATTTGAAAAAGAGATAATTGATTGGTCTAAACGAGATCCTGGTGTTAAAAAAACAAATCGTAATGGATGGCATTCTACAACGGAAATGCACAAGATGCCTGTATTTAAACCATTGATAGATGAATTATTTAAAATGCAGTTTGAAATATATAAAGAAGAGTGGTTAGACAGAGAACCTATTTTAGGAAATATGTGGGCTAATATAAATCCACCTGGTGGATATAACGCTTCACATATACATCCTAATAGTTTGTTTAGTGGAGTATACTATGTAAAAGCCCCACAAAAATCTGGATCACTATCATGTATTGATCCAAGGCCAGGAGTTCAATTAAATATGCCTGTAAGAAAAGAAGGCACGCCGCCTAAACATTTATGGAGAGAAATTCATTTAGAACCACAAGAAGGTAGAATTATAATGTTCCCTTCATACCTTTGGCATGGTGTTGCATCTAATGAGTCGAATGATATGAGAATATCAGTCTCATTTAATTTTATACAAAAAGGTTTTTAATGCTTAAAGATTTAATACACTCTTCATTTATTGATAAAAAAATAAATCATTTTAAAGATAACTTAATTAAAGAATGCGTAGAACAAAGATATCAAATAAAAAACAAAGGAAGTTTTTTTGTTAGAAGTAAGTATCGAGATAATTTGTATAATATATTTATTAATGAAGCTAAAAGAAAATTAAATAAATTTACTTTAAAAAATATGGATTTTGAAATTTGGTGTTACATAAGTGATGATAAATTTAATGATACAGGGTGGCATAATCATACAGCAAAATCTACTATTAATTGTGTAATTTATTTAATCACTCAAAATAAAGGGATAGATTTTAAATTAGATAATGAAGAACTACACTTAAAACCAAAAGAAGGAGAGATGTTAATTTTTCCTGCATTTTTAATGCACTACCCGCATCCATCAAAAACAGAAAAAAGAATAACACTTAATTTAGAATTACTTTGTAATGAAACAGATAAGGAGATTTTTAATGTTTAATAAATACCAAGTTATCAAAGGAGCAATTAGCCATGAGTTAGCAAACTTTATATTTAATTATTTTTTGCTTAAACGTGACGCTGTTAAATATATGTATGACAATAATATTATACACGATAATGGCATGTTTGGAACTTGGCAAGATCCACAAATCCCAAATACTTTTTCTTGTTATTCTGATATGATTATGGAAACTACGTTAATGAAAGTATTACCTAAAATGCAACAAGAAACAGGACTACAATTAGTTCCTACATATTCATATGCTAGATTGTATAAAAAAGGTGATGAATTAAAAAGACATAAAGATAGACCCTCTTGTGAGATATCCACCACAATAAACCTAGGTGGAGATCCATGGCCTATATTTATCGACGGCACGGGGTCTGATAACGTTATAGACGAGTATAAAAACATACATAAGCCCAATGCCCCAAAAGGCACTAAAGTCTTACTTGAAGTAGGCGATATGCTAGTATATAGTGGATGCGAATTAGAGCATTGGAGAGAACCTTTTGAAGGTAATATTTGTGGTCAAGTATTTCTTCATTATAACCATGTAAATGGTCCTTTTGCTGAAAGTAACAGGTTCGACAAAAGGCCAATGTTAGGTCTTCCGGCATTTGCGAAGGCAAAATAAAATGAGGTTATATGCTACAAAAAATAGGGTTTGCACCAGGAATCAACAAACAAATATCTGCAACTACAGCTGAGAGTCAGTGGATAGATTGTGATAATGTTAGATTTAGATATGGCACACCAGAAAAAATAGGTGGCTGGAGACAATTAGGAGAGAGTAAATTAACTGGTGCTGGTAGAGGTCTTCATCATTTCGTAAATAGTAAGGGTAGAAAGTATGCAATTATTGGAACTAACAGGATCTTATATGCATACTCAGGGGGAATATTTTACGATATACATCCGATTAAATCAACAACAACTCTCACAAGTGCATTCACCACGACTAACGGATCACCGACTGTTACAATAACTTTTAGTGGATCTCATGGTATAGGTGAGCAGGATATCATATTACTAGATACTTTTTCTTCAATAACTAATTCTAATTTTGCGGCTGCTGATTTTAATGATAAAAAATTTATGGTGACATCTGTGCCATCAGCTACGACTATTACAATTACAATGCCATCTAATGAGTCCGGATCTGGTGCAACAACATCAGGTGGTATTAGGGTACAACATTATTATCCCGTGGGTCCAGCTGTACAGGCAAAAGGTTTTGGTTGGTCTCTTGGATCATGGGGAGGAACAGCAACCGGAGTTGCAACAACAACCTTAACATCAGGTATTAGTGATTCTGCTACATCAGGAATTACTTTAACAGACGCTACTTTATTTCCAAGCACAGGGACTAGTTTTGTTAAAATAAACGATGAAGAAATATCTTACACGGGAATATCAGGAAGTGAACTTACTGGTGTTACAAGAGGTGTAAGAGGTACAACAGCCGCTGCACATAACGGAGGAGATACTGTAACAAACACTACGGATTTTGTTGCTTGGGGTGAGGCAGCATCAGGTGACTTGGTACTAGAACCTGGTATGTGGTCTTTAGATAATTTTGGTGACAAAGCTATTTGTTTAATTCATGACAATGCTGTGTTTGAATGGAACTCTGCTGCATCTAATGCAGAATCTACAAGAGCAAATATTATATCCGGTGCGCCAACTGCATCAAGACACATGTTGGTATCTACGCCCGATCGTCACTTAGTGTTCTTTGGAACAGAGACAACTATTGGAGATACATCTACACAAGATGATATGTTTATAAGATTCTCAGACCAAGAAGATATAAATACTTATACACCTACGGCAACCAATACAGCTGGTACACAGAGACTAGCTGACGGGTCACAGATCAGAGGAGCTATCAGAGGTAGAGATTCAATTCTTATCTGGACTGATACAGCGTTGTTTACACAACGTTTTGTTGGTCAACCTTTTACCTTTGCGTTCGCACAGGTTGGAACAAACTGTGGTCTTGTTGGACAAAATGCGTGTGTTGAGGTTGACGGTTCTGCATACTGGATGTCAGAGAATGGATTCTTTAGATATGCAGGTAAATTAGAATCACTACCTTGTTTAGTAGAAGATTTTGTATACGATGATATAAATCTAGCATCAGGTAACCAGATGGTATCCGCAGGATTAAATAATCTTTTTGGTGAGGTAATATGGTTTTATCCAACCTCTTCATCTTCTGTTGTAAATAGAATGGTTGCATATAATTACTTTGATTCTTCTTCACAAAGACCTGTTTGGACAAATGGCACTTTAGCCAGAACCATGTGGAGAGACTCTGCAGTATTTGGAGTGCCACATGCTTTAGAATACAGTGCAGGGGTAGATACATCCTTTGATGTTGTAGGAAACACGGAGGGTTCCACAATATACTATGAACACGAAACAGGGACAGATCAGGTGCAAGGATCTACAACAACTGCGATTGTTGCAAGCATATCATCAGGGGATTTTGATATAAGTCAAAGAAGAGCGGCGGCAACAGGACAATCAACTGGTATTGCTGATCTTAGAGGAGATGGTGAGTTTATAATGAAGATAAGAAGATTTATACCAGATTTTATATCTCAAACTGGTAATACACAGGTTACATTACAGTTAAGAGATTTTCCAAACGATAGCCAGTCTAGCTCATCACTTGGACCATTTACAGTTTCATCATCTACTAAAAAGGTAGATACACGTGCAAGAGCCAGAGCTGTTGCATTAAAGATAGCAAACACAACAACTAATCAAAGTTGGAAGCTAGGGACTTTTAGATTAGACATACAACCAGATGGACGTAGATAATGGCAAAGATAGTGCAAGTGTTAACAAGACCAAGTAGTGAATATGATCTACCAACAGCAGAGGCACAGGTCAGAGATCTTGATGCGATCGTAGAAAAATTAAACACCACGTTTCAGCAAGAGTTAAAGGATGAGGTAGAAGCAGAAAACTTCTTTTTAAATTAATGGCAAATAGTTTTATAAATAAAAAAGTAGATCTAACAACAACAGACCTAACTACACTGTATACGGTGCCTAGTTTTAAGACTGCTGTCGTCAAATCACTAATAGTATCTGAGGATGCCGGATCAGGGAGCACAATAACTATAACTTTGGTAAATGCCAGTAGTGCTATATTTAATCTATTTAAAGATAAAGCCATAGCATCTAAGGCAACGACAGAACTTTTAAGTCAACCTCTCATAATGGAGGAGGGCGAAGCATTAAAAGTACAAGCTGCTGACGCGAACGAGCTGCACGTCATAGCTTCAATATTAGAAATACAGCCGCGAGAGGTAACAACATAATGAAAGATATCCCAGTGATAGAACCAAAAGAGATTATAACAACAATAACAAATATGAAGACAGGCGAAAAATATAAGGATGATGCTGATTGGAAAGCAAAAGGTATACCAGAATCCGATATAAGAAAAGATGTGAGAGTAATCATGCCTAGCCTTGATTTATTTGGAGAAACAAAATAAGATAGATAGATGGCTATAACTAGAGCAAAACAAGCAAGACAGATGTATAAAAGAGGAACCTTTGGAGGTAATAAAGGTCCACAAGGTCCAGCTGGAGGTGCATCTGCTGGAGGCAACTACGGGGGTAACATAAATCCATCTCAAGATTATGGTGGAGGAAGTGGAGATAGAGATGATATAAGAGAACAATATTCTGTTGCATCTACAACAGGCACATCACCACAATCAATTAGAGCTCCTGTTGATAAAACAGGACCAGGAACTGCTCAACAACGTGTCATAAACTTATTAGATGAATTTAAAAAGAAAAGACCAAAATTAAAAGGCACTTTTGGTATTCTTGATATTCTTACTGGAGGAAAATTTAAACAAAAATTTACTGATTTTCTTGCATCAAAAAACAGACCTTTTTTTGAAGACGTAATTAGAGCAGGAAAAATACCTGGTTTAAATTTTGCAACCGTTGCTAACATGACTCCAGAAGAATTAGAAGAAGCATATCGAAACTATGATAGAGCTAGATTATCTGGTGAGATAGATGCATTTGGCAATCCACTTAATCAAGGTGATGATGGTCCACCACCTTTGTTTCCACTAACAGGGATCATGACTCAAACACCAGAAGAGGATGAAGAACCAGAATACGTAAACCCATTATCTAAACTAACCGCAAGAATTGCAGGCACACAGTTTGCAGCAGATGGTGGTAGGATAGGATTTTTTAAAGGTGCACAGGCAGACACAGCAAAAGGTAAAGCTATGTCACCAGGGACAACTGCGTCTGGAGGACTTAGAAACTCACCAGGATCTACTGGAGAAGGTGGTGCAGTTACCCGTGATCGCGCTAAACTACCTGTCGAGCCTACTTCTACAAAAGGACTTGCGCAACACAATATAAACAATCAAAAATTAAAAAATGCTGTTCGTCTTGGTTTAATTACAAATGATGAATATAATATACTTGGTGGTTACGATGTTAATCAAACTATGGGATTAAATCCTTTTTTGACAGGTGTTAGTTCTGGTTTATATAATGTATATCAAACCATAAAAGGTGATCAACCAGCCTCTGAAATATTTGGTGATGTAAAAAGAAACATGATAGGTTCTTTTGGATTGCCAGAAAATCTACAAACTAAATATGATAATATTATGGCTATGAGTTCACAAGAAATGACAGACCAATTAGCTGATCAAAAAATTGCACAAATGGCAGGTGGTGGTATAGCTAGTTTAGAAGACATGGACAGAGAAGGATTCTTACTAGGCGGTATAGCAAAAGGATTAAAGAAAGCTGTAAGAGGTATTAAAAAACTTGCAAAATCACCGATAGGTAAAGCTGCATTAGCCTATGCTGCGTTTACATATGGACCAGGGCTTTTAAAAGGTAAAACATTACCCCCTTCAATGGGTTTTAAATCAAAAGGTTTGTTTGATATTATAAGAGCAAATCCCATGAAAAGTATATTTGCTGCATCAGCAGCAGCTGGTGCGATGACACCAAAAGAGGATAAAAATAAATTTGATCTAGATTCATATTATGCAAGTGGTAAACTTGACCCCTCATTAAGCACAAGAATGATGGGCAGTGATTTTGATTTTTATGGTGGTCGAATAGCATCAGCTGACGGTGGATCTACTGACAAAGAACCGGTGGCCAAAAAGACCATGCCGCTACTAGATATGGGTGGCAAAGAGATGGATCTTAGAGAAGAAGGTGGCTTTGTGCCAATAGGTAGAATGGAAAAAGCAGATGATGTCCCTGCAAGATTATCAAAGAATGAGTTCGTATTTACAGCAGATGCAGTCAGAAATGCAGGTGACGGAGATGTAGACAAAGGCGCAGAAGTTATGTATAACATGATGAAGAACCTCGAAGCCGGGGGTGAAGTATCAGAAGAATCGCAAGGCATGGATGGCGCACGTAAAATGTTTCAAACATCACAAAGATTAGGAGAAGTCTTATAATGGCAACAGAAACCGTAATACAACGACCAGCACCCTTTATAGAAAAGCTTGGTACAAATTTAGCTGAAAATATATTAGCTCAACAAGGCACACCTGTAGTAACAGGAGGTTTAAGTTCTCTAGGTGCAATGGCACAACCTGATAAACAAGATTTTGAAACACAAGAACAATTTGATGCAAGAAAAGGTTTATTCGATGCTCAAAGAAGAGCAGCATTAGGATTTGAACAAAGACAACAAGCTTTAAAAGGACTTGCACCAGAGGTAGCAAAACAAGATGCACTGCAAACACAAGCGCAAAATTTAGCAACTCAAGGTGTAGGATCTTTCGCACCGTTTTTACAACAAGCTCAAACTGCAGGAACAGCAGCAGGAACAGCATTAGGTGGAGTAGGTTTAGGAGCAACAGCTTTTCAACAAGACGTA